CACACCGTTATCAAATTGTGCAGCCTAGCTCCGGCTAATAACGAGTTCGACCCATATGAATAGCCTAAAGTCCTGGTTGTTGACTGTAGCAGATTACTGTGACCGCGATGGAAAACCTTTCTCGCCCGTCCTCGTTAAGCTGTGGCAAATTCACTATGGAAAAATCGAAGACCCGGTCTCCGCGCTCTACGAACTTACGGGAGTCCAACGAAAAGATAGTGACGAACGTGTTGCTGGCCAGATTGTCAGAACAATTAGAAACTATCAATCGCAGGATCTCTCTTATCGAAGATTCGTTACAAGAATCCAACCGTTCCCAACTGCAGCTCATTTTGAGTATCTCGCGTTTGGAGAAAGAGTGCCGCCAGGGAGTCCCTGGGGCCAACTCTCCAACCGAGTCAAGAGCGAAATCATCAAAGAAGTTGCCAAGTTGCCGGACAAACCCGACTATACCGCCATTTCGGAGTCGGCAGGAAAGTTTTTCTTCGATAGACAGTTTGGAGAGCATGTACCCGGGTCCTCCGCAAAGGCATTTGGGACGGCCTGCCATGAACGAGGCGTTAATTCGCGAACTAAACACAACACTGCACGCTTCGTGCGGTGGGCAAACAGCGAGTTCGAGTCACCCCGATTCAGAAGGGTGTGGAATAGTCTCTCCTGGCGACAACAACAACGAGTCTGTGCCGACAAAGCCCTCACCGCTGACCTCTCAGTCGGCGTGTATCTCGGGCCCCCAAATTGAGCCTAAACGGCAAGCACCACAGCCGCCTGTCGAAGAAGTGGTGCCACCGGCCCAACCCCCAGCCGTTAATGGGGCTCAACCGAACGTGACGGAAGAAGTAGCGAAGACGGTGTGTGCGCAGCCCAAAGCCACTATGCGCCCGAAGTTAACTCACCCTGAAGAGACCGCCGATTACATCATCAGCACTAATGATAGCCGCTTAGTTAAGGAAGCTTTGGGAGTCACACCCCAGATTGTAGTGAGCTCGAGTGTTGACCAGACTTTACGGTGGCGAGCGACGAAAATTGATGGTGAGGTCGTCCTACGCAGCGAACCCGTACCAGTTATTCGCAGCGACGCAGGATACTTCAGCAACTCCGGGTACTATGCCGAAGATGAAACAAGACCGGCAAAAACATGGGTGATAGGGCCAGCGGCTCCAGTCCGCCTTATTGCGTGGGTTGACCATGAGATGCTTGCTCACATGAGGAGGTACATCATGAAAGTCGGGCTGACGCAGTCAAGCTATCACAAACTAGTAGCACAGGGAGAGCTGTTTCTTAAGAATTTCAGAACGGACCTAACTGACCCCCACTATGTAAACAGAATTCTGGATTCGACGGCCTGTGTTGCTATGGTGCCTACACAGAACGAGGTGGTAAATATAACCAAATTATCATCGGGTTTGGTGTTTAACGCTATTAACACGGTTTCCGATTTCAGACGACTTGGCTTAGTCCCCCGCAAGGTATGGTGTGGGCTGTTCAACGGCAGTCCATACAAACTGCCTTCGGCCACTTGAGACGGATTTCCTGGTGTTTGCACCGCAGGGCGCTTGGGAGCACGCCCTGAGCCACGGCCCAACAGTTGGGTTCGTGCGGTACCACAACCATGCAGAACCACAGTAAGAACTTACCCCGTTATAAAGTTCGGCGTCAAATCCAACGGCGTTTACACTCATAACGGATGCCAGTGTGTTCAACTTGATGCATTGAGGTACAGACACCAGGTGAAGACTCCTACACCGATTATTGACTACACAAAATTAATGACACCCTTTGAAGCCAAGAAAGTCACCTTGAAGAAATGGCCGGTCGAGAGGGTTATTGCCGATTACGTAGGAAGGATGGCATTCAGGTACAAGAAAGCGCTTAGGACATTGGTAGAACAGGGCATACCAACTAGCCCATATACCGTACGTATGTTTGTCAAGTCGGACAAAGAAACAGGTGAACTTAAGCCCGGTCGAGCAATAAATGCTAGAATACCGGAGAGGGCACTTCTGATGGCCCAGTATACAAAACCGCTGGAGGCTTGGTTTTATAAGTTAGAGGACTGGACTGGATCACGCGTTGTAGGGAAGTGCGACATGTACACCCTGGCGGGCATGATCGAGATCAAGTGGAAAAGCTTTGCCAACCCAGTGGCCATCATGTTAGATGCCAGCAAGTTCGATACGTGCGTACCAATAGAGTTCCTGCGAGCGTATGCCAAATCCATTTCCCGCAAGTTCCCACATGAGTCCCGTACAATTTTAGCTCTGTGGAAGTGCACGTACGTAAATAGAGGCGTTTCGAGCAAGGGGGTGAAGTTCAAGACGAGCGGAACAAGAATGAGCGGAGACATGGACACCGGGTTCGGCAATTCTGTTCTGATGTGGCTCCTATTAACGGAGTGGATACGTATCCAGAATGTGAAGGCGAGCATACTTGTGAACGGAGACGACTCGGTTGTGTTTTGCGAAAGAAAGGACCTGCCGAAATTGCGCAACTTACAGTTCTTCAAAGACGCCGGATTCAACATGAAGTTCGAACACACTGACGTGTTCTCACATGTCGAATTTTGCCAAGCCCGACCAGTGGAAACAGATTATGGGTTGGCGATGGCACGTAACCCTCATCGTGCTCTGGCACGATTTGGATGGGGAACTGTTAGACGTAAGAACGTGCGCGATTTTGCTTACACTCTAGGACAATGTGAAATGGCCAGCTCTAAGGGAGTCCCGATTCTGGGGCCTCTCGCGGAGCACTTGGTTGCACGTTTTAAAGGTAAGCTGAAGTTCCAAGACACATGGCAGATGGAGACCTACCGCAACCGCAACAAGCTAATCCATGAGCTAAAACCAACCTACTCGATGCGCACCAGGCAAAGCTATGAAGATGCGTGGGGAGTGCCGATTTGGCAACAATTAGAGATAGAGGATGCATTCGACGCCGTGGCCGGACATCTTCCTGATATGGATCAAATCATCCATCTTCAGGAAATCTCTGGCGTCTTCGGTAACTGAATGCAGATGCCAAAACCCAAGTCTAAGAAAACGTTGCGCAGAAAGCAACCTCGCCCACGGCAGCAGCGCCCTCTGGCACCCATGAACGTGGGGGCACGACTGCGCACTGCCCAAAGCACCCGTAAGAAACCCGAGGTTGTTACCGATTTGCTGCTGTCCGTTGACATTCCTAAGGACACGCCGCGAGGCACCATTTTACTAGACATCTCTCTCAACCCTACCATCACTAAACGACTCGCCAATCTATCTAAGGCCTTTGTAAAATGGAAGATGACTAATTGTGAGATCCAAGTTCAGACCCAGGTTCCCGCCACTATGGGAGGAGGCTTGGTTGGTGGTTACGTTCCGGATCCCAGCATCAGACTGTCGGATGGCATTCAGGTGTTGGAATCGCTTACCGCTACTAATCAAGCGAAGATAGTTAAGACATGGGAGAGCTTCACCGTGAAAATACCGAATTCCAAGGAACTCTTCGTCGTGAGAGGGGATGACTCCCGTCTCAGCGACGCAGGCAGGTTTTACTTGGTGGTAGATGGCCCTCCAACTGATAACTCGAGCATAAGAGTCCAGATTCGCTGGTCCGTCCAGCTTCTGGTTCCTTTTGCTCAAGATGAACGCAACATCCTTGATAGCCTGACTGTCACGTGCTCCGCACTGGGTATTCAGGGTGAAGGGGTGTTGGAAGGCTCGAGAAACTGCACCGTCCATAACTGGACCCCGCAGCATGGGTTCGCGCCCCCGTTTGACAAGACTCCAGATCTAGATCTGAGTCATGGTCTACACGGACTCCCGAATTTCTCGTCTGCCGGGCCGAACATCCGCTATTATCGTCTGGACCAACCAGCTATAGCCCACCCGGCCGCCCTTTTCCTTGCAGTGTTCAATCAGCGTATGTTAAATGCTAGCTTGCCGGATTCCTGGCGTGGTGTCTTCCTAGACATGCCCAACTATCCTGAACCCGACATTTCAGTAGCACCCTCAATCATGTTAGTCCAGCACAGCACTTTAACCCCAGTGCTACAGGAGGAGTATCTTGGTAACCAAGAGGGCTCTTTTTTAGTGACTGTGCACCGATTTCTTTCTGCGACTCGGCAGTTGCAGTGCTCCAAAGAATATCGGATGGCTCAACCAAATCCATTACTGACGCGATCGTTGCCACAGGAGAACGTGGCGATGGTGTTGTCTCGCAAGTTGGCGCAGATGTCACTAGTCAACTAGTGGCTAATCGCCGGGACATCCTCAATGCCCTGGCATCCAACGCCGATGCTATATCGTCCACTATAACATCGGAGGGACCGTATCTCGGGCCGTTTGAATACGGACTTGGGATAACCGAACTCACCGCCGCTATCACAGCATCAACAACTGCTGTAACTGCCGAAATAACTGCTGTAGGCGCGATCATTCTCGCCCAGTCCGCTATGATCACCGCACAGACCGCCGTGGTGGCTGAATCCTTAGGGGCAATCAATACCTGTATTGAATTGATCCGGGGGTTTAAGTACCTACGGACCGGCGTAACTTATAAGTACACTACCTTGACTGGGTCGCCTAGCGGGCGCTTGATGGGTTCATTGCTCATCTCGCAACCCCCTGAGCTGCCAGTCTGGTTGCATCGTTCTTACGAGCTTAGATTCGACACAACAACCGTAATCGGCCAGTTCACGGAGCTCGAACTGCTGAGCGACTGTTTTCACGTACGAATCGTCTGGAAATCGGTGTATGCCGACTTTGTCATTTCCCTCAATTGAGTTAGCCAGCTGTGCAACTCCGGTCCTATATCCGGCCAGCTAGCTCAGCCGTCCTAGATTGAATGTGCCCTGTTTGATCTGGGATATGAGGTCCCGTATGGGAGGGGAGGGCTAATCTTGTAATGCTTCATGAAGCAGCGTGGCTTGCCACGTACAGC